GAACAGATATGGTGGTGGCATTTACATCCGACTCATACAGACCAATTGTGCCAGTTGAATCATTTATAAGAGTTCTGCCAGGCGCCATATCAGCTATTTCAGGAAATAGAGATTTGGTTAAATTGGTTGTGCCATTGATGGAACGGGTAAGAGTTGCTCCAGTAAGCTGAACAGCAACTTCCTTAGCTCCACCAGATATAGCGGCTGCTATAGCGTTATCTCTGTTAATTACTTCATCTGCTATTGCGGAAGATATGGCTGAGTCACGAGCAGTTACTTCAGCAGCATCAGCTGCGATTCGAGCATCTGTTTCGACTTTTATAGCAGCATTGCGGTCAGTTACTTCTTTGTTTATGGCCGTTGTGCGGTTTGTTATTTCTGTAGTGATGGCATTGGCGTTTGCTGTAATGCGTGTACTGAGAGTTGCGTCTGCGGTTGTGCGGTTTGTTTCTTCTGTAGCAACAGATGTGCGAATAACATTATCAGCATTGATTCGACTATTAGCTTCAACATTTACAGCCGCATTAACCTGAGCCATTGTAACTCCGCCACCACCTCCGGAGCCTCCCATGAAGTCCATCACATTTTGTGGAGCTCCTGTAGAGTCAATAAATACACCATTAAATGGTGTAAGGTTGCAGTTGTTTTGTGCTGCTGCACCGATGGTTCCATCAAGATTACGAAGCTCACCATCTTTGTCGGTGTATGTGCCATTTATAGGCGTTATGTGTGAATGTTTATGGTCTAATATTCCCATTTTGAGTGACCCCCCCATTTGTTTATTTGTACGGTATAAAAATAATTGTTGATTTGGAATATAGTTTTATTTTATTACCTCTTTAATAAATCTAAAAGCTATCTCCTCATGCTCAGGCACGACAAATAACTTTCTATCGCTTGCATTAATTAATGCGGCTTTCCATTTTTCTTTTGGGTTTTTAAAAAATAAAGGCGAGTGTTGCCAAGCCATTTGGAGGAGCTTTTTAAAATATCCTACATCTGTCGCCCAAGCTCCAAGCCGTCCTTTGCTGAAACCACTGAAATATCCCAGGAAATTGTCTGTGGTGCAGTTTGGAAAGGATTTGTTGATTAGATTGGAATATGATTCTGAGAATTGCTCAACTGAATCAAAGTCTCTGAATTGGGCTACCACTTCAAAGGCATTACCATTTTTATCTTGTTCCCAGGTTTTCATATCAATAGTCTTACCAGTCCATTCACCCTTTTTCATGCCGGTAAGGTTGTTACCGTTGATAGCAAGCTTGGATTTGAGATTACCAGACTCATGCATGCATTGGATTGTGGCGCCAAATGGGTTTACTAAGTCGGCTTGTTGTTCAAATATCTGGTAAAGTGTTTCTATGGTTAATTCTTTAGTTTGTATAATAGTCACCTCCAAAATAAGAATAAAAATAAAAAGGGCTGTTAAGCCCTTAATCACGAACTTCATGACAATGTTCCCAATTTCTTTTTGCTGCTTTCTTGCGTTTGCGTGGCAGCTTATACTCTCGAAGAATATCAGGATTCCACCGATGTAATTCGGTTAGAGTTCCAATATTCTTTTCAATGCATTTCGCTATCCAACACTTTTCACAATCTTCACAACAAAACTTTGTTTTTGCTATAGTATTCGTTTTCATTTTTTAACACTCCTTTTTATTATTATTTCTTTCATTAAAGGGTGTGTTTATGCCGAATTTTCATTAATTATGAAAGGACTATTAATTATATCAGCATCTAATTGCATGTATTGATCACATTTAAACATAAAAGATGGATTCTCAGAATTACGATAATTATAATATCCATGAATATTACCATTTGTATCTGGATAAACATTAAATGGAACCAATGCTGGGGCAAGTGGATATTTGGTTGGCGTAATTGTTATATTATCTAAATTGGTAATATCTATGATTTGATGATTATTATCATCAGTTTGAGCAATCAATGTAGTTTCATTTAAATATCTGACATACGTTAAATAAAAATCACGAACTGGTAGCCATCGAACTTCAAATTCTAATGTTATCGGATCGATTATAACAATTTTACCATCTTGGCTATCGTGTGTGCGACTCAAATATAGTGGCATCATCCAAATTTTACCATTCACCATTAATGCATTTGATGTGTTTACTTCTGTGTCATCACCCATATCAATAAATTCTTCCGTTACTGGATTAAAAATTATTACATTACCATATCGCCAATATGGTGCTAAAAATACTAATCCATTAGCATAAATGGCTCCAGAAAATGTTCTAGAAGCATCATTTGGTTGTGGTGGAATACGATATGCTTTGTATTCATATGATGGTGAATTCAAATCAATCAATAGTAATATAGCTGAATAGTCTGGAATAACACAATATTTTCTAACATCTTCTAAATATAATCCAGTTAGAATATCAGCTTCCCAACCGCTTTCACCATATTGATCAGTTATATCCCAATAAACAAAATTTTCATATCTAAACTCAATGGTATTAGTTTCAACATTTACAACTACCCAATCCGTTAAACTAAATAAAAATAATTGGGTATTAGATATAAATGCACCCCAATACCAATCATTTGGTGCTATAACAATGCTTTGATCATGTAATATGACTCGGTTTTCAATATCAAATTTCTCTAATGTAACATCATTCAAATCGCTCATTATATAAACGTATTTTTTATCTGGTGATAAAAATGAACCATGATGATTATATCCACCATTATCCGGAAGGTTTGGAGTATAAACATATTCAATCAATGATTCTTTCATATCATTTGGGTTTAATGTGATATATAGCCACATTAAATTACCATAATTTGGAGGACATAATATAGTTGTGTCGTTTATAAAAAATACTTTTTCAAATGAATCCGAAAAATCATTGAAGAATGGTAATCCATTTAATAATGGGTATACCATATTTGTTGAATATTCATAAATTGCATTAGTTATATCTTCAATTAACATAAACGCGTAATTATCATTAATTCTTATTATATCTTTTTTATATCGATGTTCTAAAGTAACACCAATTAAATTAATTTGTAATGCCTTTGGATCAAGTATTAAAAAAAAACCATCAGATCCAGTAACAAAAACATTACCATTTGGTAATAATACCATACTTCTGAAATATCTTCTTATATACATAAAAATATGTAAGTCTTGAGAAAACGTTGTCGTTTCTTTTGTTAAAAAATTATATATTTTTACTTTTAATAATTTATTTGGATATCCAGAATTATTAACAATTCTATTAGTATTCATTTGTATATATAATAATTCATTTTCATTTATTAAAATACCATTAATTGGGTATGGTACAAATGATGATAATATTTCAGTCTCCCCAGTTGTATAATCTATTATTTTAGCGACTTCTGGTTCAGTGGAATAAAATCCAGGGTTCATTCTAAGAATTTTACCGTTTGGTAAAGTAATATCATATCTCATTAAAAATTGACCTGAAGCATATTGAGTATACGTTTTTGATATTGGGTCATGAACTGTTATGTTATCACCAGTAAATATAAATCGTCCATCAGCCATGCGTGTCATTGAAATTGTATATGGATCGGCGCGAACAATATACCCATAATTAAAATCTTTTAATGATATCCATCCAGTTAAAGCATTCATAAGCATATCTTCTTGACAAAGAAACACTCGTTGATCATTAAAACGATAATATCCAAGTATTGGTAATGAATTCAAAAAATCAAGTTCTTCTTGAGTTAAAACTCTATCTAATAATACAGAAGCAAAATGTCTATCATCGTATTGAAATGTATATGTAAATTTACGATTTTTATTAGTTTCTATAATCGCCATATATTTATCAAATATAGCTTTTGATGCATAATTAGGATATTGTAACCAATTTAAATTCATTATAACATTTTTTTCTGGAGTAGTAATATGCTGTTCTCTGTTTAAGATAGATGTCCGTTCAGGACTAATTACTAACATATCATCTAAATGACGTTCGGATTCATTATGTAATTCGCCATTTCTTATAGCCACAATATAATCGGTGTTCTTATTTAAACCATCCACAATTACTTCGAGATTATCCAACGTAAATTCTTTCATATCGTCCATAACTTCTCCGATATAAAACTTATCCATATTATTCATAATCTCACCTCACGAATGATTTAAATAAGAACTCTTACATGTAAATATATCTGGTATCAATCCATAATTACCATCTGATGCCGATATTACTGTAAAACATTGGCTATTATTTGTAGCAAATATAAGACGACCATCTGGTAGTAATTTACCTCTAAGACAATTCATATTGGATCCATCTGGCATTCCAACTGTTGTTAATTCAGTAGTTGTTTTGTTTACTGGATCAATTATAAATGGATGTGGTTTATTATTTGCAGCTACAAATATACGCCCATCTGGCAGTAATAAAGAACTAACAGCATTTCCATAATCTAATTCAACGCCAAATTTAGTAACAGTTTTTGCGGTTGTATTAATTAATGCTGGTTGAGTAGCTGTGCCAGGAATAGCCAATACTTGTCCATCCGTCATTAATAATCCACTTGTATAATTCTGTGGAATTATTGGATCAGGCGGTTCAAAATATGAGAAAGGATTATTTAACCTATAAGGATTTATTAATAATGGTTGACTAGCAAGTTCTGGGATAGCACAAATTGTGCCATCTTCTAATAATACACAAGATGAATACCATCTATCCAATGCTGCATCTTTTGTGCCAATATGCGTAATTCCATTCTCAATAAAATCAATCATTGAAAATATAGAATCTTCAGAATATGCACAACAAAATATACGTCCATCTGGTAATAATATACCACTATTCCATCCAAACGGCGCAGAAAATGTCTGTTCTAATTCATCTTTTATACTATAAATTAGAACATTTCCAGGATTACAAGGAATATAACATATTGAATGGTTAGGAAGAAATATGCCAGTTTTGTATTTATTTCGCTGTTCATTTATTGTACCAAATAAAGTTAATGTTGAATCAGTTAAATTCACCAAACCAGCTTGAGGTGCATCATATGGTATAGCATACATTTCATCATCTGTATTCCCAAACACAATGTCGTAATACGGAATATTATCTGCACCAGGAATTGGGTTAGTTCCAAATGTATTAACCGTATCATAATTTATTACTAAATTTTTAGCACGATTACCGATAATTATAGATTTCATGTTCGCCCAATAACTAAGAGCACCAAAGTTTTTATACTTATACCACTCAACAATAACTTCACCACTTATTGCTGGTGTTGTAATTTTTTGCTCTCTGTCAAATAATGACCAAGCCTTTGGCATAATATATAAATGATCATCTAGATTTCTTTTCTCAGCATCATTTATAACAACACTGGATCTTATTCCAACAGAATATTGAGTGTTTAATGCCAATGTTTGTTTAACTCTGCTTTTATTAAAAGCTGCAAATTTATATTTACCAGCTGAACTTTTTGAATAAAACTGCATTAAATCACCTCTAATCTGGAATTAAAAACATGGAATAATCTCCAACCGACATCGACATTGTATCTGTCGCAACATCTATGTTTAAAGTTGCAATTTTCAAAAATAATGTTGTTGTGTTTTCATTATGGTTTATAACTTGTTCTGAAGTAGGCATTACATTTGGATTTCCCTGAGTGGATGCTCTAAACATATAAAATACTTCATCAAGTGGAATCCGTGTGCGCAAATATGAAGGTTTAAACATTCTGTTACCAGTGCTTCTAACGGTACATGTTAATGGAGAATATTGCCATGGAAAACCAGGATGTGGAACATTTGTACCTGCACCATTTGCAATATACCATGGATTATAATATGAATTTAATTGTATACCAATAGTTAATGGAAATAGAATTTTATCAAATGATAAATTAGCTTCATATGGTTGAACATCCGTTAATTCGTGTGCTGGATCATTTGGGTTATATGCTAATGGCATTTGAAACCAAGATGTACATTCTGTTCTAAATGTTTCTGTTGGCGTAATCCATATAGTAGTTTCGTCAAATTTATTAGCAACACCATCACCTAAATATTGTCCGCGACGTTGTTTATATTGTAAGCCGGTTGGTCCACTAAGAACTCCTATACGTAATTCAGGTTGTCCAGGAACTGTGGAAATTTCAGACATATTATTATGGTGATCGAGATTAACCGTAATACCCACTCCAAAATGTCCATTAAAACGGTCCATGCGCGTTTTCATTGTATAAATATCTTTTATTTGTCTGAATCGTTTTATAGTTTGACTATTTTGTGATGGTTCTTCAAGACAAATATACATTCTTTCTAAATCCGCTTGTATATATTCACCAGTATTAAATCTAAGTGCACGAATATCATCTACTTTATGAAACACGGGTGTATTTATAGCCATGGGTCGTAAACATCCTCTATTGGGTAATCATATATGAAAAAACCACTAACTGTGGGAGCGCCAGTGATATCTTCTCTCATATTTTGGAATTCCATAGTATTATTATCTATTGCTGTTATTGCACCCACATGCACAAATGTGTCATTTAATCCTTGCACCGCGACTGGTTGTATCGGATCTACAAATGGTATTTGTGTATTTTTTCTACCTATACTACTTATCATTATTTTGTATGGATTTATTGGCATTTGTACAGTTGAAAGATCTTCGCCAGTCGTAATATCCATATTTACATTTCTCATCTCACCAATATATAATGGAAAACGTACACCATGAATTCTTAAATGCGCTGCGTATTCATTATCATTATTTGGTTCCCACCATGATTCATATCTAATACGATATGGATAACTAAATGACTCAACAACTGGATTATCTGGAGAAGAACCTTCTCCTCCAGATATATAAGTTCCCATTTTTTGATAATAAAATGAACATTTATACACTTCTTTGATGGATTCATTGGTATTGGTATTGGTATTGGTATTTACAAAAATCCGTCCATTACTATAAATATGAACTCCATGATATGCTTGATTGCCATATTGGTCTTGATTATACCCAATGGGGTATTCTAAATCTTCACCCATAACTATAGCAAGTCTAGTTCTAGGATCTCCTCCTGTTCCAGAAATTCCATATGTTTGCCCTGGCAATGATTGATCATTAAAATTAGCTGTTATAATACTTTTTTGACCAAAAAGCATGGTAATCTCCAATTCATCTGGTGGTTGGTTATATGCATAACATTTTTTAAGACTTCTATAAATCCCATTTTGATTGAATTGTGCAATTGGTCCACGCTTTTGATCTTCTGGTATTTCCTTATCTGCATCAACCACAAAATCTTTAAAATCCCCATCAACATAGGATTCGCCAACAATAATTTGGTAAAAACCCTGTTGCATATAATCACCTACCCAACTTGCGAAAGATATGACATATTGGTATGACTTGTGTAAATTGCTGTTCCATGTCCAGCAGAAATTACTTCATGTGGATCATATGCAAAGTAGATGGTATTTTCTTGTGCATTGCTTACCAATGGAATAGCATCTGAAATTACCAAATTAGCCTGTACCTTTCCAAACTCAATATCATAACCATGCTTTACTAGTGGTGCTCCATCTTCTCCACCAGCTAATCTAAGATTGTAAAAGTCATTACCAACCATAATATTTATACCAGCATCATCAAGCGAAATGAAACTTTTCTCCATTTCAAATCCAGTGCTTGGGTCATACTCTCTAAAAGCAACTTTTGTAAATTGTTTTAACGCTAATGTATTTGGTCCAGTTCGTCCTAAAATTGTATCATTTGCAGTATTGGATAAATCCAAATCATAATCTATACCATTTTGTTTAAACGTAATAGCAGAATCTCCAGCTATTACTGCAACAGATGGAGAATTTTGATCATTTTGTATACGGTCAAAATCTCTAATATCACCAGATATACCCTGCGGTCCTTCTGGTCCCTGAGGACCTGGATCTCCCTTTTCACCTTTTGGTCCTGGTTGTCCTTGAATAAATTCTGCCATAATATCACCTAATCTACTATTAAATATAAAATTCCAGGAGCAGCCTGATCTAATGGAGGTAATTCAGTTCCAACCCATATAGAAGCTTGAGATGTCATTCCTGTTCCTAATGTATTAGTAAATCTCAAATCTGTACCTTGTCTAGTTAATACATATCCATCTTTTAATTCTGTTTCTCCAGGAGGAGGAACAAATTTTAGATTATAATTGGCGTCATCAATTTTTAAATTAATCGTGTCAGCCATACATTCAATTTTTGTCTCACCAGAAGATAACACATTTAATGGCCCTATTTCTAACGAATTACCATTCTTTTTTAATACACCTTGGTCATCTGTTGACACCAAATTCAAATCATACGAATTTGAACCTTGTGATAATGTGATAAAATTCATTCCACATTCTACAGATACACTATCGTCTTCATTCTGAATTCTTGATCTAACTTCTTCTGATAATTCACCTTCTGGACCTTGAGGACCTTGAGGACCTGGATCTCCTGGGTCACCTTTTTCACCTTGAGGACCATCCACTAATTGCTCAGCAAGACCATCTGTTATTTGGTCAATCAAATCTGGGTCATCTAAAATATCATCTACAAGCCCATCGACAATTTTATCAACCAATGCTGGATCATCTGCAATAGCATCCGCCAATCCATCGGTAACTTCATCAATTACTTCTGGATTATTTATAATTTCATCAACTACATCATCCGTAATAGTATCTACTATACTAGTTTCAAATTTTCGATGATCATACTCACCCAACGTAATACTACGAGGTTCAGTCTCATTATCTGGATTATAACTAATTGTGATAACTCTTTGAGTTGTATCTATTTGTAAATCGTGGTTAATTAATCGTACATCATCGCCAAGATTATAAATATGTTGACCAAATTCCTCGATAATATTACATGTATATGTTACAATATATGGCGGGTCTTCATCCTCATCTTCAGTTGGATTACCCCCTTCGGATACAGCGGATGCTGTCATAAACGACCTAAATGTTGCTGGTAATTGTGAAGAAGACGAATATAAATGATTTCTAAATTTGACGGACACGAATTCACTTGGTACTACTGGTGGAATTGGTGGTGATTCTGGATCATCTGGATCATAATATACATTTATGAATTGAACTTCTATTTGAAGTTTTGGATCTTCTTCTACAGGTGGAGCTTCTTCTCCACGTTGTCTAGTTCGTCTATCAATTTGTTTTTCCAAATCGACAATGTTCTTTCCTACAATTGCTACTTTGTCATTTTTGGAGCCACGATGATCTACTATACTAATGTTAAAATTATCATATATAATATCTCCTTTAACCATATCTAGTAGATCCAATAATGCTTGACGACGAGTGGTTGTACCACTAACAGTAAAATCAACCGAATGTTTAGACACAGACATGGTTCCTGTAAATGGCGTCCCTTGTAATATGCGATATAAAACTGATGAAGGAGATGAACCAATCATGTCTTCAAATCCAGTTTGAGTTTCTTCATCGAACGCTTCTAAATCATATTCCTTATCGTTCAATCTATATGAAATATGATCCGCTTCAATTTTTAATATGACTTGACCAGCATCATTAATAGTTTCAGTAATATGTCCTAGATCAAAATATTGTCCATTTATTTCAAACGCAGAATATGGAGTGAGATTATCTCTTAGTTCTTGAGTTAAAACTGTCTCAAAATCTAAAACATATTCACCATTCAATTCTTCACGACATTCAGCAGATATAATATTTCTAATAATACCTAATCTTCTTAATGAAGAATCTAGTAATTTTATCATAATCTCACTCCTTTATTTAATAAAACATGGGTCTAATAACAACACTTATATCTGTTGCTCCAATGGATTCCAATATATTTTCTCCAGGATTAACCGTTAAAAATTGGTCAATATCTCCAGATAAATTACTAAATATACTATTGGAAATAGTCATATTAACATTATCCAATGTAAATGTTCCATTACCTTGATGAGTAATTGTATTGCCATTCATAGTAAATGTAGCTAATTCAGTTGAAGTAAATGTAATATCAAATTTACTATTTAGCGGTGATCTGTAATTTATTAACCTAGTTCCTGGATTGTCGATGTGCAATGGAGACTCCCCTCTAAATGTTAAATCTTCCATAGAATATGCAAACGGTTGACATTTGAATGAAATATCCGCAACACCAAAATTCATTGCAACCTGCAGATCAATATTATCATCCATCTTAGCCCAATAATATTTATCTTCTTCTCCAGTAATCACAAGTTTACCCCATTCTCCATTTCCAAGCCACTCTGCTATTTCCCTTGCTTTTTTTCTAACATTGTAAAAACCAGACTCCCAAGTTGTTTCGGGAGCCTGAAATTGTATTCGCATTGCTATTGTTCTTATATCATATGTGCCTATACCAGTATCATATACACCAGATACGCCAGATAAATTAATTAGGTTGGATTTGATTGCTGGCAATAAAGGGCGTGATACAGATTGGCATATTAAACCGAATTGTGAAGAAGGAATACCACGAAAACTAAACGATCCTATCATGCTAATTGAAAGCCCCCTCTTGCGTATGCTGCTCTTGATACGATAGCACCTAATTTATTCGAAATTATACGTGCGTCAGATTCATTAGCGATGTTGAATGTGTTGGTCATTGTAATGGCTCCAGTAGATGTTGATTGAGCTGCTGCGCCGGTAAGGAAATGAGAATTTGGATTATATGCCCATATCTTTTTATTGGATGTGTCGACGGCTGTGGCAGCAGTGGATGTCGGAGAACTAACCACAACGCCCCTTTTACCAAGTAGCATATCGATTTCATGAGATGCAGTTTCAACTTCATCCAAATCAACTACGGGTGTAATAACCGGATCAATATTACTCATTGTATAATTCAATCCATCAATTATTGCAGCATCTTCAACTATAGCATTGCCCAATTCATCTTCCCAACGACCAGTATGCTCATTCCATCGCTTAGCGGAGTTTAACCCACCGCCACCTTGGAACATTCTACTACCTAAAATAGCGTCCCACATTTCCTGAGTAATTCCAGGAATATTGGCAAGAACTTCACCAACTAATGGTAAAGAATCATTTACGCCATTAACAAATCCTTGTACTGTATATTCACCTATCTCGTAAAATACCTGAGAAGGTGATTTAATCTCCAATTCAGCTTCTGTGGTTTCAGTAGTAAGATTAGCTAATGCAGCCATCTTCTGTTTTAATAAAGCTTCTTTGGATTCAATACCATCGATTATACCTTCAACAATATTCTCGCCCATTGATTCAAATTTCTCGGGCTTAAATGACTCTTTACTCTCATCCAAAATATCGGAGCCCATTGTCTTAACAGCACCAACAGCCGAGTCCTTACCTTTAGTAATTCCACCAAGGACGCCTTCGGTTCCAAAGGCTCCACTAAAAATGTCTTTGAATTTTGCAGGGTCAATTGACCCGCCAAGCCCTGAAATAAGTTCTTCTGGGAAGGCAGACATCATACCATTACCAGCATCTTTCCCATTTTGAATTGATGTCAAGATGCCAGCTTCACCACTTTCGAGGTTACCAAACATCTTAGTCATATCAAAATTCATACCTTCAAATCCTTCACTAAAGTTGCCCATCATCTCTGTGGGCATACCTTTCATGTAGGAATTCAGATCTATTCCACTGTTTTTAAGACCGTCAAGCATACCAGCAGGAAGTTGACCCATCAATCCTTCAAGGTTTCCACTTCCAGTTTTTACACTATCTCCGGCATTTTTGAATGCAGTATCGGTTTGACTGCTAATAATATCGGGTGGAATTTTAGCCATTTCTCTATCAGCAAATCTTTTATTTATGCCATTAAATGCATTAACTATTAGATCCCCAAGACCTTTGGCTTCAGCCTCAACACGTTTTGCATCTTCGGAATTTATAGCATCTTCGTATTTCTTAAGTTGGTTAAGAATTAAATTACCTTCAAAAGACGATATACTATTTTCGCCATTATTCATCATATCGATGATATTTTGTCGTGTTTCAGCAGCATCTTTTAATAATTGATCTTTAGTTTTGCCATGTGTTAATTCATTAGATGCGCCCTCAAGAATAGGTTTGACTACTGATTCTCCAGCACTTGAATCCATAACTAATTTATCTTGAATATCTTCAGTTAGAGTTGCAACACCCTCAACAGCATCTTTGGCAGCCTCACCTTCAAGCCCCTTCTTAATGCCCTTACCAACCGGTTTGCCCATTTCTTCTTCAGCAACTTTGGAAGTATCTCCTTCATTTCCCCATAGATAATCCCAAGCACCTTTAATTGCGCCCCAAACATATTTAATTCCATCTATTATTAAACCTACAGCGCCTGTAATACCATCAACAATACCATTGACAATAGCGGCTCCAAAATCAACAGCCATGGATAAAAATGTACCAATATCAGTAAATATAATTTTAAGTGTTTCCCAAAATAACAATACTGCAGCTGCTGCCATAAGACACCCAGCACCAATACCTAATATTGCCGTACCCATAACTCCAAGTATAACAGCTGAGCCACTTAACAAATATGCCGCTCCACCAATAAGAGCTAATACTCCAGCTAATCCAACTAATCCGATTATTAATTGTTCCCAAGATAAATTTGCCAATAATAAAAGTGGAAGAGATATGGCGACTAATCCTGCTCCCATGGCTATCAATCCGGTACCAGTAGCAGTCATCTTAGTACCATCAGGTAATGCATATGCAGCTACGCCAACCATAATTAATACTGCTGCAAGAGATATTAATCCTTGTATTATTTTATCCCTACCCATAGAACCCAAAGCATAGACTATTGCAGAAAATACACCAATCGCCGCAGCAAGAATCAATAGTTGTCCAGATATAGCAGGCATATTTTGTGGCATAAGTTGTAATCCAATAGCCAATGCAATTAACGTACCACCCAATGCAATGAGACCATTGGTTATGGTTTGTAAATCCATCATTCCTAACACAACTACGCCAACTAAAAATAGACTTAAACTTAATGCTAATGATAATAAACCTGAGGCAATTGATAAAATTTTTGCGCCATCAGGCATTAAATTCATAGAAATAACTAATGCTGCTAATATAGCAGCCAATGCTACAAACCCTTGTAATATGACATCAAATGGTATTGTACCAAGTAAAAATAATGGCATTACAAATGAAGTTAAACCAACCGCCATCACTATCATTGCTCCGCCAACTGTTGTCATTTGAATGGGGTTCATTTTAGCTAAAAATTTGCTAAGACCACCAATAACTACTATAGCTGCAGCTATTGCAACAAGGCCTTGTAAGACATTTAATACTGGTAAACTTCCTAATATGGCAATTGGTACTGCTAATGATGTTAAACCAATACCCATCACTATTAAAGCTGCTCCAGATGCTGCAATTTCTACAGCATTTAATAATTTCATACTTTTTGCAAGTATGACAAATGTACCTAATACTGCTCCTATAGCAATAATACCTTGTACTAATGACCAAAAATCTATTGAACCCAATGCGATTATAGGAATAACTAATGATGTTAAACCAATACCCATAACTATCAATGCGGCACCAACAGCAGCAAGTTGCGCTCCTTTAAGTGCGCCCATAATCTTAGGTAATTGACTTAATCCAGCCATCATAACACCAACAGCAACTAATCCCTGTAATGCGGATTCCCAACTCATCGACCCAAGTAACATAAGTGGAATAGACATTGATGTTAAACCAATACCCATAACTATCATTGCAGCCCCAATGGCCGCTAATTGACCGGCACCCATTTTACTTTGGAATTGACTAATTATAAATAACGCTCCAGCTATTGCCAAGAGACCTTGAATAACTGAAAATATATCCAATGCCCCCAATAAAGCGATTGGAACAACCAACGCAGTTAATCCTAACGCCATACTAATCAGGGCCAAACCAGCAGTTTTTTCAATCAAAGGAACTATTCCGGCAATAATAAGTAAAATTGATGCAATCGCCAATATACCTTGCATTGCATTTCCAAAACTCATCATCCCTAATATAGCAACTGCTCCAGTGATTAATAATAAACTAACTGCTAAACCGCCAAGTTTAGGAACAGCATCTACTGGAAAATTACTGATTATACCAGTAACAACAGTTAATATGGCTGCAATCGCCATAACACCAACAACCATTTGACCAAAATCCATTAATCCTAATATAGCTATAGCGCCAGCTAATAATATTAAAGAACCAGCTAACCCACCAAGCTTTGGAACTTGTTCTATTGGAAATGATTGTAATACTCCAGAAATTATAACTAATATAAGCCCTAAAGAAGCCATTGAACTCATTACCGTTCCAAAATCCATTGTTCCAATTATCCACACCGCACCAGCTAATATAAATATACCTCCAGCAACTGCAGCCAATGCTCCAGATGTTGCTGACAATAAAGCAGGATCTGTAACTTTACTAAATATAACTATGGCCGCTAAACTACCAAATAACCCAACTAATCCTGCACCAATTTGTTCCATCGGTATCATAGTTAAAACTTCAAATGCACCAACCATTTCACTAATGGCAAATGCAAACAATGTTAATTGGAATGCACCACTTCCAAGATTTTTAGTTTGTAGTGTTTTTTGGAAAGTCCATAACATTGCCATCAATGCTCCAATACCAGTTAAACCAATAGCTAATGTTTCCCAATCAATACCATCAAATGCTGTAAACGCTAATGCTAATATACCAACCGCAATTGAAATTGCCACTATTTGTGCAGCAACGGCGCTTCCACCAAACAATCCTCCCATTTTGATTTTATGAATAGCTGCAAAACTTCCAACCAATTCACCAAAAAGCACAGAAATTACTATTAAACCATTCTGTAACTTTTCCCATGGGATAAACGCTAAACCAGCCAATGATGCTGCTAAAATAGCTATTGAAATCGCTATTGATTGAAGTATAACTGCATTAACGGATGATGTTAATGATTTTAATCCTTGACCAATTTGTATAATCGGTGCAGCGATAACATCTCCAAGCTTTTTGAGAGGAGATGATAATACTTCAAAAAACTGAGCAATTGGTCCTGAAACATTTTGTGTTGCATTAATTAATGTTTGACCTAATTTATTGAATCCAGAACCCAATTGAGATGCACCATAACCAAATAGAAGATTACCTATATCTCCAACAGTCATCTCTTTTAGTTTGCTTATAAACCAATCGATAACGGGTCCAACTTTAGCTTTAATGCCATCCCAAATTCGACCAAACCAAGCCCAAACAGCTTCGTTATCTTTAACAAACTTCTGAATAGATGCGACCATACGATCCCAAATACTTCCTTCAATCGCTAAATCTTGCATCTTATCTTTCATATCGTCTAAAGGTCTTAAATCTATTCCTGAAATACTGTATATGAATTTTGTTATTGCTGAATAACCGCCAGATAAAATACCAGTGATTTGTGGTAGAAATCCCTGAAAGAAAGCTGTGACTTTCCCAAAAGAATTCTGGAAAGCATTTAATATTGTGTCTGAAAGCGTGGAAATTTCATTTGTTTCAGCTGATTCAAAGAATGATCCAAAGAAATCAGTAATAAGAGTAGTAAATCCAGCCAACGAAGTCTTCATAGTTTCGAATATACCAGATAAATCTATACTTGAAAACATATTCAAAAAATCATTAACTAAAGGTTTTAAATATCCTTTAATAGACTGAACAATTGATTTTATAGATTCCCCAATATTTGTTAATGCTTCACTTTCGGCATATGCCACCCATATAAATTCTCTAAAATCTCTAATTAAATCGGATACAAATACTAATGCATCCAAAACATTAGTTGCAAATGTTTTAATAGATGCTGAATTGACTCCAAAAGCATCTGCAAGCATTCCTAAAACATCAACCATTATTTCAAATGGTATAATCACTACTGTATCAAAAAGCATAAATAAACCTTCCCAAGCTTTAGTAAGCTTAGCTAAGGTTTCTTCGCTTGGTCTGACTGCTTCAAAAAATGCAGCGAATGATTTAGTGGCTTCAGCTAATTGTTTACCCGTAGAAGGAGGAAATATATTATCCATGGCTTTCCAGAATGTCATGTAAATATCCCAGAAACCACCAAACACATCTTTTAATCCTTCCAATAATGCTGTTCTTCCCTCGGCATCTTTCCATTCTCTAAGACGTTCATTTCTGAAGTTAGACATTCCTTGGGTAATTTCTTTAAGTGATGCGGTTACATCACTCCATAAAGTTTTAGCCTCGTCAAACTCACCTATGATAAGTTCGAATGATTTAGCCCAACCAGATCCAACTTCCTCATGTAAAATATCCATCATTTGATGGAACGTCTTAACACTTTTAGCAGCTTCAAAAGCCTTCTTACCTAAAGAAGTTGTTTCATCACCAAGATCGTTCAATACTTGTTCAAATATCTTAGATTTTAACCATCCAGATTCCAAACCAGTATTAAACAACTGAGCCATAGATTGAACTTCTCTGGACATTTTACGACCTGCAGTTGTAAGAGGTTGGTACATTCCACCACCCATATCTCTTACAGTTCCCATGACTATAGCAGCATCAAGTAACGCATTCTTAAATTCCATAGTTTCCAAAGAAGCATATCTAACAGATCGCCAGTCAATTTTCATAAAATATTCTTGATTTAGGGCCTGACCAATCTGAGTAATACCTCTTCGCATTTCTTCAATGTTGGCACCACCCAAAGCAGCTAAGTTTGACAAACCCATGATAGCTTTATTGGCTCTATCAACAGTTAATCCTGCAGTTACAAATTTACCAACTCCAAAGGTCATATCTTTGAAACGGTAAACTGTTTGGTCGGCATAATCATTCAATTCATCCAACTTAGCATTAACATCTGTAAGCGCTTCAGCTTCATTCTCATACTCAGCAGTGCTGTTTGCTATGATTCGCTGAATAGTTTGCATCTTGTGTTCGTATTCATCTAAACCATTAGCCATCTCTACAAATTGACTATTCAGTAAATGAAATGCTTCATATAAATGCCCCGTTATCATTGTCGCAGTGGATAAAATAACTTCATTAATACGAGACATCGCTTGAAATGCTAAATCACCAAACCATGTAAACCTACTAGATACATTTTCAACACTTTTAGTTAAGTTTTCTAATGCGGTATTGTTTCCAAATTTACTTAAATCTTTGTCAAAGTTATTTAGCGTTTGAGTTGTTTGTTTTACACCTTGTTCAAACTGTTTATTGTCGAAAAACATTTGAACAATTCTATCATCTATAGAACTCATAAATCTTGTACCTCCTTCCAATAATCTTTAACTATTTGATCAAAAATTGGTTGGAGGGCAGGATTTACAAAATCTAAACCAGTAACATAACCTCCATTTTTTGTTGCATGTCCATATTGTAATAACACAACTATTGGCGTGCCAGTTTCTCCATTAGTTCTATTGGAGTTATGATACACAACTCCTTTAGGTGTTATTTCATATGTCCACGATTCACTAGTTACTCCAGTGTTTTGCGGTGTGGCAGTTTTTAAAGCGGCTAAACCTCGTTCTGCATGTTTTATTACATTTCGATTTACAATAACTGGAGTTATTACATCTTTAAGAAACTTATTAATATGTTTATTAAGTTTAATATTAAAAGATATCATCCATAATCATCCCCTAGTTCCTAATGCGGCTTTTCTTTGTGCGTTCAGTGAACGATTCTGCTGCATTATTTCACGTTTACTCATTTTTTCGGGATTTTGAGATTCAGCACAAACACCTATAAGAGTCATTAATTTGTTCAAATGCCACTTACGACATTCAAATGGAATATTCATTTGAAACATCCAAGAATATATAACTTCAGCAGTTATAATTCTTCGGCTTTGTTTTTTATTAACCTGTTTTATGGTGGTTGCTGTCATTGGGTCTGAAATATACTTAGAAATATCTTCTATTTGTTTATGAGATAAGAAATTGTAAATATAATCTGGGACATTCGAATTAATCGTCATGCATCGAATGTAATCCATGGATTCCTCCTTGGTTTTTTCACTCGACAAGAACGGTTTTTTCCACTTACTTTCCCATTTTGATATGGAAACAAGAGAATGCTCTAATTGCAATGATGCAGCTTTAATAGTTTGAAATTCACCATCAACCTCATTATAAAACTCTTGTTCATCTACTGTAACTATGAGCATTCTCTATACATCTCCTTATTTCAAATCTTTTGCATACTCATCTAATGTAATATTAGACTCGTTTAATGCTTTTATTAAAGCATCTTTTACTATTGGTTCTTCAGCTTTACTTATTGATATCGTTCCTTGATTTGGTGCTGTTACTATACCTTTAACCGCAGCTGCAAGACTATCCATGAATGACTGTGCTTCCACTAACCATTTTCTGTTTATCAACTTCTGCCGCTAACTGTTTCGGAAGAATTGAATTGACAAAATTAGAAGCCTTATCGGCATCCATCAGTTCAAAGAACAATTCAGAGTAAGCCTCAGTCTGACTAAATGCCTCTGAAATCTCAGGAGATTTTATAAAACGCTTTCCATCCGCTGACTTCTCACCATAAGCCGTAAGTATAAGTTTTTTAAACTGAGCCATAAGCTCTTTATTGTTCTTGGTAGCAATTATCTTTTTAAGTAACTCAGATAATCCACCATCAACACCCAATTCCATTTCAGCTATCTCTGATTTGCTAAGATTAAAGAAGAAATCCTCTGTGCGCTGAACACCATTATAATCCTCATAACTAATTGTTTTTTTTAACATTATATCTTCTCCCTTTTGATTTTAAAATTATAAGGGGCGTGGTTAGCGCCCCACTTATGTGTATTACTTACTCTACTACAATAACAACAGTAGCGGGTGTTCCAAGAACTGTCGTACCATCAACATCAACGACGGATGCAGTAACGGTAGGATTAGTTCCAGACACAGAAGTAGCAGGTACGGTCACTAGACCAGCATTATCAATCGACCAAGTTGCATCACTAATTGACCATTTAACACTAGCGCCAGTGGGCATATTAGTTGTAGTCGCTGTAAGAGCTAAACTATCAGCCAGACCACCAGTAACAGTAGGCGCAGTCTGATTAATAACTATTGTCGGCGTGGGTGTAGGAGTAGGTGCAAGAAGCGCAACCAACTCATCCGGCAACAATATAGCCGGCTCAGAAGCCGCTGTTCCAAACAACGCATCCTCTATTGTCTTAAGCACCGCCGGATCAACTTTGGTACTATCAATTATTGCATTAGCAGTGGGTCTAAGACCAGCAACCTGAACGGGAGTGGTCCTAATTTCCCAGCTGAACGTAATAGCTTCAGGACTATCATTGATCGTACTGTATGCCTTCTCAGAAGGAGCAGCCAAACAACCATAAAGTATATGGAGCTTATACCCAAAGTCATTATTAACAATATCATTACCCAAAGTCGTCTTATAAGCAAATCCAAACGACTTACGAGCCTGCTGTCCTATAGTTACGCCAGTTCCAAGAGCCGCAGAACCATCACACTGCTCAAACTCTTCCGGATAAGTATAAGCTTCAATCGTTGCCTCGAACTCTTCAGCCGAAACAAGATTCAAATACTTCATATCATCCGCATAAATAGGTGTAGCCTCAGCTCCGGTCGGGCTTTCGGTAACAGTAACAAGACCATTCCACGCAACACCCTCACCATACGAGCCATCAGGATTAACCACATACAATACGCCATTCTTTACGCCAGTTTCATAGGTTCTCTCGCCTATCTGGTCCCATACAAGTTTAGCCATTATTTATTCCTCCTCAGAAATATAAAGTGTAGACAAAATGATGCAGATTATCTGCAACATAATATCTATCAAACGATGATAACTCCAATTCTCCAATTTTATCAGGGATTGGGCTATCCGGATTACGATCAATATATGTTATAGTGTAACAATCGCGCTGAGTATAATTAACATTGTCGGCGTGTTCCACATTAACATCTTTTAATGAATATATAATGCACGGAAATTTCATTTGGATTGTTGCTGGGGGTTGAAAATATACATCACGCGAATCCAATAAAGTGCATAAATCTTCATGCAACTCAATTCGTCTGCGCATTATATACATCTCCCAGCGTTAAAGTGACTCTGGGGCGCTCAATCTCTGCTGTAGAAACTTTCCAATTTGTACCCATCCACCTAATATATTTAATAGCAGGTAAATGGGAGAATAAATATGTGTCTGCTATTAACGAAATCTGATTATTAATTTCAAAATTATCGTTGATTTTTTCTCCCATTTGCCATCTACGACTATTCCGGAGTATGTCGCCACGATAACGTCGTTCTACTATCTGGTCATCCCATACTCCAGGAGCAGTCTCAACGGATGTGGCAAAACCTATCTTTCCGGTAAACTTAGCCATTATCCTATTTTGATTTACGCCTGCTCGCGCTCAATGACAAGAGCAGAATGCGGCAGCACAAGAGCGCCGGAGCAACGAGTTTCGATCAAATACTTATACTGGTTGAAGTCAATGTCAAAGTCGTCAAACATAGCGACCGCGCCACCCTTATCAGCACCAACATAATAGTCATTCATGTTGACAATTATACCAACAAGATCAAGCGTTGCACCAGTGGTGGAATCGGTTCTGGTAAGACCCTCGAAGATCGGGACCTCAATTATGCGGCTGACTCTAAGAGCAGCAGCAACATCAGAGAGAGTGTTATAAAGTCTACGACCAGTCGTATCCCTGAGCAAAAGCATATCACCAACAGCATCCTGTGTGGCGAACATTACAGGATTACCCGAACCCTTGTAAAGCTTACGAGCAAGAATTATCTGATCCATCATAGCCATGGTGGTCATTGTAGAAGCTATCGGAACCTTAACGCTGTAAAGCTCATCATCGGTGTATATCGGTCTGATGCAATCCTCACGAATCTTATCATCCGAAGCAGCCGAACGACCATCACCAACAAGAACCGCTCTCGCAAGCTCTTCATCAAGCATCATACGCATCTCGACCTTAAGCCAAGCTACAACATCCATATCAACGATGTCAATTATGTCATCACGGTCAAGTTTCTGTTTCTTATAAACGGTCGTAGGAGTCGTCTGCCTTTTGAGCAACGGTATGACTTCCTCCATCTTCTTATTACCCTTTATATAACCCTTAGCCCTCGCCTCATCAGCTGTCAAATCGGCAGCCATTGACTTAATGCGGCTAAACGGAACATGATGGGCAGCTTTAAACGCATCCTTAACCCACTCAGTATCTCTCTTTATAAGCGCCGGTGCACCTTTGTGTACATTAGTAGCCTCAGGGAAGAGATAATCAATATTCTGAATACCCCATGTCGGATCATCACCAGGTCCGCCGCCACTTACTGTTGAATGGGCAAGAAACGCATCCCTAAGAGAGCCAGATCTCTTCGCTTCCTCAAATATACTCTTGAAATCATCGTGGGAAAGTTTAGCCTTCTTATCCTCAGTTCCGCTCGCTGCATCAAATACGTTCTTTTTCATATTGTTATCTCCTTTGTTTGTATGCTGTATATAATCATCATCTTCGGCGCTCTGTTTTACAGAACTAGCCTGCGGGGCCTGTTTAAGTGCCTCTTCAACCATAGCGTATACGACAATTTTCTGATCTTCAGACATTTCTTCGAATACATCACCTATTGTTTTATCGCCTTCTGCATGTTTCAAATCGTCATCATCTTCCTCATCATCAAATTCAAGATTAAGACCGCTATAGATCAAAGCTTCATCTTCAGAATCTACAACGCTACCATCGGAATGTTCAAATGCTATGTTATCAATTTTTGCACCCTGATTAGCACCCGCAAGAACCAAACTTACTTCACGAATTACTCCATGAAGAACAAGTTTTGATTTCTCAACCAAAGAATTCGCATAAATTGAAAGAGATGTGATATCCCCATGTTTAACAAGTTCTTTAGCCTGCTTAGCAGAAGGTGTTTCGTTGAATGAACAATATGCATAAACACCATCCGGTCTATTTTCCAGATGAGCAAATCCCAAAACATTATTAGGATCATTATGCATATGCTGCCATACAAGTGGTACGGATTCTCCATCATTCTGAGAGAAAGCATCCCTACTTATTGTTCTTCCATCACTACATTTAATGCCGACTTTAGTCGCATATCCGCCAAAGTCATGTTTCAGATCTTTTGCCATTATATTGCCTCCTATTTTTTATTTCTCTTTCTATAGGCTGCTTCGCGAGCTTGTTTTTGGTCTTCTTCTCGCTGTCTAGCCTCTGCCGATTCTCGTTCACTTTGTTTTGGGGCATTCTGTCTTTTCTGGTATCTTTCTTCACGCATTCTTCTTTGTTCAGCTGGGTCGTCAGATAATGGTTGGACATTATTTGCTCTAGCAGTATTTGCTTTACCCCATTTGGCATGAATTCTATTATATTCATCATCCAGAATCTTTAAATATTTATTTACAGTATCGGTCTTTTTCTTATTGAAATCATTTCTAGCATTATTAAGAGTTGTCGATACTTCAAATTTTATTTGCTCCCTTTTCTCCGCTCTTTCATTCTGTAATTCTGCACGTTTTTCTCTATTATCCGCTCGTTGCTCTGCATTATGTTGCTGAAGCCTTAATCGTGTGGCAGCCGAAGCATTTTTAGGAATTTTTCGAATACCGCTATTATTAGATAAACTAAATAACCGCTGTTTTATAGAATTTGTAAGAGCTTCTTGGCGACGCTTGGAGTCGGTTCTAATTTGTTCTAAACGCTGTTCTCTTGATGTTTTAATATCATCAAGTTTCTTTTTACGTTCAGCCATAATTTTAGGTTTAACATACTTCCAAGCTTTCTTTCCTTCTTCATCCAAATTAGCAGTAGATCTACGACCTTTAAGTTCTCTTGTGCGCATATAATACTCATGCGCTTTAACTGGATCATAATATTTGGATGCATAATGTATCAAATTTGGTCCATCTCTGAATATCATTTCAAATCACCAACTACAGTATTTTCTAAATCTGTCATTTCTTCTTCATTTAATGAATTATTAATTTCTGTCTCAACACTAGATAATATTTCTTCAATAGTGGCTTCGTATTCAGCAGACATTTCTTCCATCATTCTTTGAACTTCTTCCATCGGAATACCTGGATCTTCTGATTCAAGTCCTTCTTCAGCGTCATCTATCCCATTTTGATTCTCATCAACCATCATCCCCATGTCTTCCTGAGGCATATTAGCATTACGCAATTCATCAGCCTTAGGATCGGTTGAAGGTTTCATACCAAGAATAGATCTGATTTCATTGGATGTAAGAATTTCATTTCTTGTGAAACTATCAGCAATCTCAGCAATTTCATTAGCAGGAACAAGCTTAAACACATCTCTGAAGCCCATAATAGTTTGGCCTTGTGTGCGAGCAGTTTTAGTAAGAAATTTGCGGTTCATTTCATCAATCAACGCCGTAGCAATGGGTTCAATCGTACGGTCATAATAATTAAGCATTGCCTTTTCATCAGCTTTACCAGTGAAAATTTCCTCTGAGATACCTAATTGGCCATAAAGCATTTGTGTTAAATAAGTTACTTGTGCCAAAAGATTATTCTCTGAAGCTCTGTTGAGCTGAGTGATTCTTTCCGTACCATCAATATATGCGATACCATATTTAGATCCGGCAAGCTGTTGCTCTATTGCTTTACGCCTTTCTTCAGCTTGTTTCTGACGCAATTCAGTTTTGATAACATATGGAAGCTGGATTATAATATCTAATTTACCACTACTTGAGATATCATCAATCGCATCCATTTGATTAAGTTTCTTAACCAATCGTTTAAGTGTGCTATTTGGCTCATTCATAACCGCATAAAGAGGATTCTCTACAATGGCAACCATATTCTTTGGAAGAATTAACCATTCTCTAATGCCTTTTTTATCATTATAAATATCAACTTTTACATGTTGAGGATACCACTCAATAATTTTAGCTGTTCGCAATGTATTTATCCGATAAGAATCAGTATTTCTTGGATCGTAATCTGTCTCCGTGGGAACAATAGCTACATGACCTTCATCAAACATTGACATTACAGCATCTTGTAAAAATGCCCTACCGGTTTGGTCTATATTAGCTTCGACTGTAAGACAATTATTTAATCCAGATTTCATAGTTTCTTCATAACGCTTAGTTTCTGGATTAACACGAACATGTTGAATATCATAAGATGCAACATCTATTGCCATACGATTACATATAGCAAATATTAGAGATCTGGTAAATGCTGAGGTATGATATTGTGTGGCTTGGCTGATAGATGAAGAATATCCAAAATCTTGCACAAAATCTTGTGTTCCAGAAGATTTGAATGCATTCCAAGCATGTTTTAATCTATCAAATATAGCATTCACCTTCTTAATCTGTTCTCAATTTTTCTAGAATATCTTTAAGTCTATCATCTATTGTTCTATTTTTTCCAAAAATCATATTTGTAAATTTATCAACATTTGGATCAACAATATTACCAAGCAATCTATTTCCGATACGATCAAGAATTTTTGAACAGATTTGTCCAAGTAAGCTAGTAGATATTGTTGACATAGAATAAAGTTGTTTTTCCAAATTCATTCTTGTGATCAATGTTTGCAATTCTGCATTGGTCATTTTAGACAAAGTTTTTTTATCCGCTAATAATCGTGTAGCTTGATCTTTTATTTCTTCATCTTTTCTTACTCCCCATTTCATTCCTAGAACGCCGAAATGTTTTAATGTGGGCATCAGTATACCCCCCTTTTATCTAAATTCTCTGACCATAGTATTTAAAAGATCACCTAATCCGTTTTGTTTAAGACTATCAATGATCATATCACTAGTTCTATTAGCTCTAAAAAATACATCATCTATACCACTTCTGATTTTATTTTTACCAAAAAAATCATTCATTAATGTATTTACTGTAATATTCCCATTGTGTTTAATATATGAACCAAGCACTCCTACTGCCACCGACGATATAGCTCCAAATGCAACTAATTTAACTCCAGTTTTTAAAACTGATTTAAGAACTCTTGATGCAATAGATGGTTTACTAGGCTCATTTGTCTCAGTAGTTGTTTTACTAGACGATTTAGTTTTTGTTCCAGATGATTCATCGTCATTTCTAACTCCCCATTTCATTCCTAGAACGCCGAAATGAGTTAATTCATCTAATGATGGTTTATAATATTCTTCAAAAATTTTAATTACCCCCCCCCACATTAATTAAATTTATATTCGTTAATATTCATATCATAAATCTTTTCAAAAGCAGCCATTTTTCCATTTATATTAGATGAATTAGGACTCCACATTGGTAATCCTTTTCTAGCATATATATTTGGTGCGGGTCGTGTTATGCGATATCCAACTGGTTGGTTCCATTGAGATCTTAATAAATTTGCTAAAGCGGCACCAAAAACTAAACTTTTAGTTAATGTTGGATGCTCAGCAGACCACCGTTTAATAGATTTATAACCACTTATCATTTTATTTACAATACGTGCAACTTTTCCAAATGCATTAGTTGATTTGCCTCCGGATGTTTTACGACCTTTTGGTTCATCATCATTTCTAACTCCCCATTTCATTCCTAGAACGCCGAAATGAGATAGAGAATTTGAGTCGTCATTGTGAGCTACTTTATAATTGGAATATTTTTTTAAACGAGCTTGTTTTACTTCTTCCGATTCTGTTTTAACTGTAAAACCATTTCGTCCTTTTTGAAATTGCTGCAAAAATCCTAATGGAATATCTCCACTTTCAACCAACTGAGCAAGTTGCATTGATATAACTAAAAATTGCTCTTCATCTGTTAAATCAGTTGGTAATTGAGACTGAATACCTGACACTAATTTTGGTAAATCTGATAATGTCATTTGCTCATTTGGATCTCGCTCATTTGATGTGTTTTGTCTTGAATGCAACCGTCCCCATCGCATGCCTTTCACACCATAATGTTTTAAATTATTCTCATTTTGATTTATCATTGTAACCTACGTCTAGCATAGTCCATATTAGCAGAAGCGCTTACATTTGAAATTGCTGCGCCAATTAAATTTCCAATAGAGCCACCAATAGCCGCTGATAATGTTACTGGGGCGGCTAAAGTTCTACTTATAATATCACTGAGTGGCATACTTCCCATATTACGTAAACTACTATATACAAGAGAAGCCCCAACACCTTTTAAAGCGCCCTTTATTGCAGCGCCCATTAATGATTTTTGTTGAAAACGACTATCATTATTTACTAATTTTTTAAATTGATCTCTTGAGTAAAGTTTACCATCGAACAAAATGCGTTTTCCATCTTTTATTAACCTATTATTTTTTTCTCCAATAGTTTCTTTAGATTTAGATGATGTTTTACGACCTTTTGGTTCATCATCATTTCTTACTCCCCATTTCATTCCTAGAACGCCGAAATGAGTTAATTCATCTAATGATGGTTTATAATATTCTTCAAAAATTTTAATTACCCCCCCACACATTATTCAAAAGCTTCTTTATGAACTTTATAAGATGCAAAAGCATCCACTAATGCTGCAACAGGATCTATCTTTTCAGCATAACGCTTTTTAAGAAGCTTCCTATTACCATTTGTATCTTCAATTGTTATAGCATTACCCATTGCAAAAGAAAATAAATCTTGATCAAATAGCAGCATTCTTTCTTCTGCTAATTTCTTAATTTCTCCTAATGGGACACTCTCAGTCTTTGCCCCTTGTAAAATCTTTTCTATACCAAATGGTCCATTTTCCTGCGACCATCTTTGAATAAATTCTTGGGCATTATATGGGTCATATCCAACAGAACGTATATCATATGAACAATCTGCAATATATTTGTCTAGATCATCATAAACCTGCATCATGTCTAATATGGTTCCATCTAACACCATCAGAGATCCTTCCTGCATAAAAGTATCATACTTGATGCGCAAAGCACCTGGTAATCTCATTAATGTTAATGAAGAAATATAGCATCTTGTCTTAATTCCAAATTCACCTCTGGGAAGAGGAAAAAGAAAAAGGAATGCGCAAAAGTCATCACCTTGTGAAAGGTCAATTCCCATACTACAAGGCATAGACCAGAAACTTCTGGCTCTATGAACTAAAGTTTCTTCGTATGTGAAGTAGTACGTATAACCTTCCATAGGTATTCCAAATCTTTTAGCCAAAATATCATTTCGAGTTGCTGGAGCTTTTTCAGCTCTTTCGACGTCCAAATGATAAGTCTCATATGTTACAGTCTTACCAATATTGGGGTTGGCTTTAAGCCACATATCTGGGTTAGGAACTTCTTGAATATCATCAAGTCTATAATACCAAATTGACACATGTGGATTAATATAATCTCCTCGAAGAATATCAAGTAATTCCATTTTGATTGTATCGCCAGAACTATTTCGGACAGTACCTTCAGATGATGTTGCGATTATCAAATAATCATCCATCTTACTAGCACCTTGTTCAACTGCTCCAATGACGTCTTCCCGAATATCACCTGAAAGCCATTCATCAATTGTAGAAATCTTAGGTCTTAAGCCCTGCAATTTATCAATCGACATTGGTCTTATTTCAAGTAATGATCCAGTCAAGAAATTTTCTACGCCTTTCTTAGTAGATGCTAATTTCACACGGTTTGCGCGAGACCCTGTGGTATTTTGAAGGGATCCTTCCGTAAGGAATTTAAATAAAGGGCCTCGTGCTCGAACGATCGATGTTCGAACGGGCGATAATACTTCGTCGGCTTGTTTCATCGTTGGAGCAGATGTAATTTGGTGTGTTGTACTTGTGTCGACATTAAGAAAATAATTTTGTATGCAACTGGCATACATTGATTTAGCAGCGCCTCGTGCAACAATTAAATATTGTTTATTAATCAGCCGCTTTTTAATCATGCGAGTTACATAATGTCCTCCGTGTCCATCCTCATTCGGCTCATATACCGAACGTTCGATGAAATAATACCAGCCAAAAATTTGTTCAGCCCAGAGTTTGAATGAGTCAAGCAGGTGCAGGTCGGTCCCATCGGTAAGCGTGAGTTCGTTTTCACAGAATCGCACGAATCCTTGCACAACATCTTCGTCATAATAGATTCCTCTGTTTTCTATGAGTTGATCAATCCTATTCATTTCCATAGATATCTCTCGGCACACTGGAATCTTACCGGATATAACATCCTCTTTAAATTTTCCATAGTAATACGGTGTTGCTGTATTTGAAAGGCTCAAACTATTTCCGAAGTAGCCACTTCAAGTCTCCATTCTATTTCATCACACTGTTTTTTAATACTGTCAACTAGAAAACTATTTTGAGGAGGATCGAATGCTAACCGACATCTAAAATATATCTGACTTTTACAATCATCGATATCATTCTGTCCTAATGTAAGTAAATCCCAAGTTTCAGAAGTTCCGGTAATTCTAAAACCTGTCTTTGGTCCAACTCCCAATTGTGTAAGAACGGCAATTGCTGAATTAATATGAATTATAAGTTCTTTATCAAACGCTATATCATCTTCTTCAATTCCTAACATTTGTTTAATACAAATTAAGATACTATCCATGGACAACTATCTCCTTTCTTTCGTTCTACTAATGGAATCTTTAGAGTTTGCTCGCTTCCATAGTGTATTGCATTATGAGTATCTAGTGAAACAGAAATAAGATATTCTGGGTCCAACATGTTTCGAAAATCCTCATGTTCAAACTCATCTATCGTAACTGGGTTCATATGATGTACTCGAATTGATCCATAAATTGGTCGTCCTTCAAATCCCATATCATTTCCATTATCTCTTAGAATAACTTTTTGTCTAATATCTTTCCATTCTTTAGATCGATAAAAGTTTTGGTTCAAATATCGTCCCACACCAAATGTTTGAATACCAATTTCTCCTGGCAGAACCAAATAATTGAATCTATCTTGAAAAGTTTTAAATCTTTGAAGCTCAGAATAGGTTCTCATCTAATACCTCCGGCTGAACTATGCCAGATGAATATGATCTCATTGCATCGAGAGCTTTTGTATACAATTCTTCGACCTTATTAGCTGACTGTATTGCTTCAGTCTTTGCAACTATCAATTCTTTTTGCTTTTCTAGGATTTCTTTTTCAATTCTTTCCTTTGTTGAAGCCATCTTGAGAAAATGAGTTACTACTTGAGAGCTTGCTGTTCCATTCTTGAGCTGTTTCTCAGCTAAATCAATCGCAAGAGCTATCATTTGGTTCTCACGACCTTCTGGAGTTATGGCAGGTCTGGAGTTTTTGGCCTGTTTGTCATTGCATTTGTTGATTACTGCCATAGTTTTAGTCACTTCCTTAGAAAAAAATAAATGGAAGGTTGTTAAACCTTCCAATATTTAATTACAACTTTACCAATTCTGGATGGAAAGCGTAAAACCATTCCAATAACGCTATCAAATCCGTAAAATCGAGAATCTTTTTGTCCTTTGTCCAGTTTTCAAACTGTCGCTTAAACTCAAGCGCATGGATACGATCATCGTAATTATTCGACCATATCATGTCCTCAAGTTCTTCATCGTTTGTCTTCTGGTAAAAACAAATTTCATCCTCTTTGTTCTGGATTTCTTTCAACCACTCATAGTATGTCATCACTTTCATTCCTTTCATAAAGTTTTTACTTCATTAAAGGATGTGTTTTTCATACTATCTGAATAGTTACTTTCAGTTTGGAAGGCCTTTTTGACCCTCCGGAGCTATTTTTGAGAGGCAACGATTAAAGGTTGGGTGTA